GTATTGGCAAGCCAAAGTCTGTTTTGAAAATACAACACTTTGGATGGATACCCTAAACCATATGGGTTTCCTGTTCCACCTGCTCCAGCAGTAAAGGCGACTGAGCGAATAGAATATTGTGCGCCACTGGTAGAATACCCGGATGTTAAGAAATTAATAATTACGGTTGCGGTAAATGTAGCGGTCGTGCCTGTTTGACTAACGGCTGTAATAATGGCGTAGCCTATGGGGGCTGTGTCCGTAGCACCTGCACCAACAATCTGACCACCTACCCATTGATTGGTAAAGACTGAACCAGCTGGAATATTACTTAACTGAAAGGTCATTATATTGGTTGAGATGGTATATAAAACATTACAGCCATTATAGTTGATTAAATTAAAATCATAGGCTGGCAATGGATAGATGTCTAGGTACTCGAATGAAAATGTTAGCGGATCGTAATTCGAAATAAACAGTCGTCCAGGAGGAAATAAAGGGGACGTAAAAATAATACTGTCATTGTCTTGGGTATAATCCAAGTCAAATAAATCAGCACCAGAATAAGGCATTGGTACAGCTTGTATAAAGGTCAACTGATTTACAAAGGTCACCACTTGGGTGTTGGTATAGGTAACAACATACTGGTCTTGATAGGTGATAACATCTTGTTGGGTTAGTGGCGCGGACCATATATAAAAATACCCGCTTGATGCCATGACCAAATAATAAACGCCATTCTTATCAAGAAACTCATACATAGTAGAGTTTAATTCGGCTTCACCTGTTACATTATAGCGAAACAAAGAGCCTTTTCTTTTGCGCGCAAGACCTGTAGTCCCCACCTCACAATTTAATAGACTTTGAGCCGCTGTAAGGTATTGTTCTACATCGGTACGTTTCCAAATACTGATATCAACTTCGCCCGACGAAAAAGACGTCTGTCTAATCATTTCCTTTGGCATTTGTCGAATCATCCTATATAATAGTATGTTTAATAGAATGATTATGAGCGAAATTATAAAAATATGCAAAAGACATGGGGAATTGCCTAATGAATTAATTCGCATACAAGACAATGGGCGATGGAAGGTAAAAGTTTGTATATTATGTTGTCGAGAAACAGCCAAAAAGTCACGCGAAAAAAATCCTGAAAAAGAAAAGTTAAGACGAAAATTAGATTATTTAAAAAATCGTGAACGTAATTTAGCTTATAGAAAAGAATATCTATCACGTCCAGAGGCAAAACAAAAACGCGATAATACCCGCATTGCTTATGGCATAAAACATAAAGATAGACTTAAAGATAAAAATTTACGGTTTAAATTTAATATTACACTAGAGCAATACAATCAATTATTGCATTCTCAAAATTATGTGTGCGCTATATGTTATCAACCCGAAAAAGCTTTAGCTCGTGGTAAAAGAACTATTAAATCTCTTGCGGTTGATCATTGCCATAAAACAGGAAAAATTCGCGGCCTCTTATGTGACATTTGCAATAAAGGAATTGGTCATTTTGAAGATTCTATCAATAAACTTGAAAGTGCCATTCTATATCTCAAAAAATATACAGATTATACAAAATTTAAACGGTCAAAGTCATTGTAAGCTGTACTGAAGTGAGGGTTTAACATATCATCTTGAGTTATCGCCTTACCCAATATACGCATATATTCGCCTTCTAAATATTTTGTTAAATCCACATTATTGGTTAATGTTGGACTTAGTTTTGCTGCGGCATATAACACTAATGCGCGCGCAAATACAGGCGTGTACACTTCGGGCATTGCTTGGTTCACAATGTAGTAATAACCAACAGGCAACACTTGTGCCAATAAATACCCATCTGCAAATTCATAAATAGGCCATTGAGAGCCAGTATATTGCCATTTGAAAAATCGGCCAAAATCACCAGGTAGTTGGTATGTGTAATTATAATCTGGGGAGAAGTTAAAGGTTAATGGTGTGTTATCAAACACAAATTTAACCAAAAATGACCAGTTTGCTTCTAAATATAATTCGGGTGCTAATTCTATTAATTTTGCTGCTGTTTGTGTAGCGTCTTGAGATTCATCTATTGCCGCAACCGTTGGTCTGCCAAGCTCTGAAAGCGTCCGGTTTACCAATTCTATAAGTGTTGGCATAGTGTCCTCTTAAGAAATTTGGGAGACACTGTCTCCCAAATAATGATTTCTTAGTTTAATACCACAAAACCAATGATTAAAGTACCATTTAACGCACTACCTGCTACGTTATTATTGGTTACACTAACCGTAATGGTATTGGTTGTAGCCACGGCACTCAATTGCACGCCTGGGATTGTATTAGTACCTCCCATAAGCGATACCAAAACCGTTGAAGTTGAAGTCACAAAAGTATTGGTGATCGTCGTGGCCGTTGCCGTAGTTGTTGCCGTTGTAGTTAAAGAAGCAGTGGTTACAACACCCGCCTGTTTGCTTATAGTGGGGGTTGCACCGTTTCCTGTGCCTTCAGTAAAGGTAAGCTTACCAGTCATTGTGCCACCAGCTAATGGCAACGCACCCAAATTCGCTAACGATGTTGATGCGCTCGCTACATCAGACAGGTTATTGGCTGCTAACAAATATTGACCGGTTGAACTGCCTTCGTTTGAGGGAGTCGCAACATAGGCAAAAGTTGAAGCTCCAGGATCACCAGAGGACAATATTGTTAAAGTATTCGCACTTGGTGTCACTTTCTCAACATATACCGCATTAGCAGAAGCCTCCCAGTTACCAACTACCACGGAGTTTGCCGTAATGGTGGAATCAGTAATGGTTGTCGTAGCACTACCACCCGCATTGGTATAATTCGCACCATACATTCCTAAGTTGGTCAAAGGAGTGGATGGACTAACAGCCAAATATTGGAACACAGAAGCACCAGGATTGGTATTTACCAAAATAGTAATGCTTCCGGCTGCCACAGTTACTTTTTCAATATATGCTGCATTGGTTTGTGATGCAAAATTGGCTTTAACTACCATGCTGGTTGTTATGTTTGCATCGGTAATCACAATGCTTGTGCCACCACCTGCATAAGCGTAGCTATTGGCATATACGCCTAGATTCTGCAAAGGCAGAGAGGGCAATACGGCTATAATACTTAAAACAGATACACCAGGGTCGCCAGTGGAAACAACAGTCAACGTACCATTTCCCGCAATAACTGTTTCAATCCCTACGGCATTGGCACTGGATAGCCAGTTAGCAAATACCAACATGTTGGGATTGATGTTTGGATTTGTTATAACGGTTGTAGCACTTCCACCAGCATTATCATACTTAGTTGAATAAACGCCTGATGATGCAATGCTCGCTTGCGTATTGGATACAGCTATCAAGTTCCAGTTTTGAAGTGTTGGATCATATTGAACACGAAAATCCCCATAAATGGTTGATGTTCCGGTATCCAATGGGAAGTGACTCAAGTCACTATAACCAATACTAATCTGGTCGTTTTGCTTAAGCTTGGCTTTTAAATCATTTAGATATCCGGCCGCTAAAATAGTAGCCAATGAATCTACGGTACTTGCAACGAACTTATTGGGCGCAGTCGAAATGTTGCCCTCAGTTATCATTGCAAAGGTTTCAAAATTAGACATAATCATAACCCCTATTAGTTAGCAACATATGGATTGTTGGTTTCAATTAATGCAATACCGTTGTACTGAATCACGTTTGCGCCCGATGTAATAACAGTCAACAATTCCCAACGGTCATTTTGTGGAACCCAAGTAATAGATGTACTTACATCACGGTTAAAGATTTGTACCATGGAATCCATATGGACTAATGGGACTAGATATTGGTCTGTAGAACCACTAACTGTAAATGGAATCGTATTGATACCATTGGCACCCAAAGTGCGAATATCCACACCCAAATAAGATGCCAATTTATTATCAACCAATGGCCTAACATCATTGTAAAATATATTCACAACTCGATCATCAGCTAACATAGATTGCTTGGTAATCGCTGGCAACCAAAGACTACAAGAGTTTTCCATCACGTTCACACCTTGGTTTTCAAGGTAGGACAATGCTTGGGCAATCTTGCCTTCGTTCATACCTGTATTAACACCTACAGTATATGCCACAGAAAATATGGTAGAAAATCCAGCAGAGGTATATAGGGCATTAATCTTAATATAGTCCACCATACGTGCTGCTGCCAATGCGTGCAATTTCGCATGGTCAACGATTTTGTCGTAAGCAAATAAGGTTTTTTCACCACCGCCTATGACTGTTTTTAATGCATAGTTGTAAGGAACAATCATCACGTTGGTTGCATCAACGGGTGTTACGGGAATATCAACAGGTGCATAAGTTTGGTTTTGCATCTCGATGATATCAGATACAGGTACGTTGGTTGCTTCACCAGTGGTTCCATGGCGTTCTTCGATGGTGTCGGCCAAGTACTGATGGTTTTGGTATCTAATGGTTACTTCGGTATCGAACAGCTGGGATGCTGTTGCTAAATCTATTTGATCTGCCATTATGGCGCTCCGGTAAGTCTAAACAAATAAAGCCTGGTGGCTTTGCCTATCTATACCTATTGGGTTACGAAGATTTTCGGCCAATATTATGATTGAAAACTTCCTACAAGGTTGCCAAACGGGCTTGTAGAAGTAATAACCTATTGTATGACTTAATTTTTTACTTTGTCAAATGCAGAAATTACATTCAGGTGTCCTGGTCATTTGAATGCTCTCTTGTCGCTTTTACGACTTCCCCGCGCTGACTTTCACAGCATTTCTGCTTTTCTTATATACCATAAACTTTTAATATGGGAAGCATCCATGCTTGAACTTCAGCCCAAAAATCAGTAATCGGCATAAAACATGAATAGCTAGATGTGCCTGCATTATTGGTTCCTTTAAATGCAGTAATCGAATAGGTTTTTGTGGTTGGATTGCAGATAACATTAAACCGATACATTCGGTATCTTTTGTTCAATCCAGCCTGAATACCCTTAATTACCATGTGGCTCATGGCTTATCACTCCTAATTTCAATGGATACACCATAAATCTTATATACGCGCGGAACATTTGCAGCATTTCCATACCTTTCTTGCAACAACTGTTCTTGCGCAAATAAATCTTGAATAATTTCTTTGTACTCATCATGCGGTACAAGTACTTTTTTTTCATTTACCGATTCCGAAATCCGCTTAATGTCCGCTAATCGCAAAACCATCATTCACCCGCATGCGCTAAAGCATGGCTCAAAGCCACATATCTTTTTTGTGCCTCAATCCTAGCCTTACCCCTGGTCTGCATCATGGCATCACGCGCTTTCTTAACGTCATCATGTGTTACTGAATTATATGCACCATTAGAAGGACGATTAATGCCAGGAACAGAGGAGTTTAACATTTTGGTGCGTTGATCTAACAATTGTTGCCTTAAATCCTTGTCCTTAATAGCCTCTTTCAACATTTTATCTGCAACCTTATCGGGATAAGTCTTAGCAATGAAATCTTGAAGCAGGTTTAAATTATCTGCACCCAGTTCTTTTTTAGCATTCTCAAAGCTATCGGCCATAACCTTAACTTTTTGGTTTTGTTCCATAGCCAAACGTTCAAATTGGGTTTGCGTTAAAGCACTTTTTTTAGCTACTTCCTTTAAATCTTTAACATCATTATCATGTAACATAACGTCTTGCGGCACTTGATAATCATCAGGGACTGTCGTTACTTCATCCACTTTCTTTTTTAAATCTTCATTTTCCTGATAGACTTTTGCAGCATTGTTATATCCTGCCTCTAGATCTTCCACCGATTTAAATTTTCCGGCATATAATTTGGTTTCATCTTCCTTTTTGTCTTCACTCATCTTTTACCTCATCACTCAATTGCTTATTGATTAAATTTTGTACTTTCTCAACTGTTGACTTAATGCCTCTTAACACCGAACGTCTGCCATCATAAAAAGCAAAATGCGCTTCGGTGAAGAATTCCTCACATGGCTCTTCCCAAAACAACTCGTTTTGCATTTGCTTAAACACCTCTTGACCCAATTCACTGGCATACAATTTATAGACTTTAAATTCACTGGGTGTAATTAGTTTAGAATCAAGCAAACCTTCTATCATATAGTGACCCCTGGATTTTTAGGAAACTCAACCCCTGCCGCTGTAGTAGAAGGTGCGCTACCCGTTGGTGGTTGCTGTGACTGCATTTGTGCCGCTTGCGCCAATGTCTTTTTGAGTTGTTCTTCGGGCACATTGAGTTTTGCTGGAATATTTAGTTTTTCGTTAATAAAGCGATTGGCCTCAAACATATTAGTACTTATCACGGGTGCTGATTGGCCCCAAAATTGTTGCTTGATTTGTTGCGCGGTTATAAAATGATTGAGGTCTTCTTGGTTTTGTAGGTCGTACAATGGGCTTTGAAATGCAAACTTTAATTGTCTTGGATCAAATCCTGGTATCACTTCTTTTGGTTTTAACAATAATCCTCTACCGTTTAAAATCTTCGCAGATACCTCAAACACTTGTCTGGGCAATTCATTTATTAACCGCGATATGTCTGTACTTGCAGTCCGTTGCGCTCGGTTTTCACGGATAGAAACTTCGGTTGCTGAGCGCACTGGTGTTTGTATTTCACCCAATGGGTCAACCTGGAATGCTCGTTGAATAATTTCTTGCAGCCTTACAATATGTTGATAGACATCGGGATATTCGGGCATCTGTAAAGCTTCTAAAGGATTTCTGCCATTGGGTTGGCGTGCAATCATGGCACCTGCCCATTGCCTAATAGAATAAGGATTGAAATAGGTTCCTGCATCATAGAACATGGGTGGGTTGGCTTTGAAAGCCATATTCTTTCTTGAATATTCAACGATTCGATTAAGGTCAATAATAGTAGGCATCATATCCAGAGCAATACCTCTACCTTCAGCCTCCCCGGGTCGCACGCGATCTCTATATATAATGATCTGTCGATAGTCAGAATATCTATCCCACAGAACAGTAAACGGATCTGAATCAAGCACAGCATAAATATAATATTCATCGCGCCCTACCTGAACCTGACCATAGTTCACCGAATAAGTATCATTCGGATTATCTTTCATATTGCGCTCTTGATTGCCGTGGTAATCAGGGAAAGTATCTAGAACAGCACGTCCAGTCATTTTAGATTGATACCACACATTTCTAATAAGATCATCATTGCAATACTCAATGTAAATAGCAACTGCGGGAATAGACCGAAAATACAGAGGAACTTCATCACTCGGGGACTCAACCCATATTCCTCCCGTACCACCCACCAAATCCAAATTAGAACTACCAACAACGCGTGCAATATTTGACTCATTAAGATAAAACATAATACGTTCATTGATTTTATCCAGAATTAATTGACCCTTTTCAATGTCGACTTCATCATGTTGCATAGGGTCTAACATATACTTACCCCAAACTCGGTCTTTTGGCATAAGCAAACCATGTAAATCATTGGCTCTTTGATAAGCTGCAATCATGGCGGTTGAATCCCAAATCATATTCGTAACCGGTTTTCCAGAATCCGTGTAATTGAACTTGATATTAAACGCATCCCTATCGGGAATCACATAGAAATAAAGATTCTTATAGAGAGCCAGCCAGCGATCTTTATAATAACGCGCCTCTTGAAACCTGGCATTTAGCTTATGGTAATCTTCTGGTGGGCTGACTTTTTTCATAAGGGTACATCCTTACGTGGATGCCACTGCTGTTGACCTTGTGATTTAATAATATCAAGCCGCTCTTGATAAAGCTTTTTACGCTTTTCTTCTAACTCCATCTGATTTTGTTTGAATTGTTCACTGACCAGTTTATCAGCTTCACTTTGTGAATCACCGCCAAAGAATCCCATGTTACCGCCTCCAGGTGTGCAGTACCTCAAAATTAGAACCATCATACTTAATAAGCTTAGTGTATAAGTGTTTGGGGTTAAAAGTAAATCCTATGTCAACTCCCGCAATGTATCGGTCTATTTCATTGCATGAACGCACAACAAATGGTTTCCAAGCAATTGCTGGACGCTCTCTAACATCAACTACAATAATCGCGGTTAAAGATTCAATATGTTTTAGTGCGCGAATCAACGACGTAAGCCTTGGAACTGTTTTTAGTCTTTGAACATACATGCCCGTTTTGTCACTTTCATGCGCCAAGTAACAATCACCATCGAATGTAATCACATTGCAGTGACGAAAGGAATCGCTAAACGCTAAAAAAGATTGGATGCCATTGCTTATGTTGTAAAAACAAAAAATGCAAATCATACAAAATAATAAAGAATACAATTTATCAATTGAATGGATTTAATCAAAGCTATAATCGCCAAAGGCTTAATCATGAACGAAAAAAAGTTATTTACCATACCTAAAATATTAATCAGGACAAAACGTACATTCAATTTCATAGTGTCCTCAATGGTACAATTCAATGGTTTTAGTAGCATATTCAATCCTGGTATTCCTTAGTTGCAAGTGACCCTCTTGTACTTTAAAGTTGCACTTAAAGACATAATCTTTATTTTCAAAACTGAAATCGCGCTCATAATATCGCCAATCTAAAATATGTGGAGATTTCTGAATATCAGACCAAATCATAAGCATAATATTGCGCTCTAATTGCGACATATCTTTAAGGCGTTTGACTTTCAGTGGTTCCATCTGCTTGCTCTTGTTTTTGTTGTTCGGGAATATAACTTAAGATTGCATTTTGCATCCACATTTGAGCCTCATCCAAACGATAAAATGCTTGCTGCTTTTGGATTTTAGCACCAGGTATTTGGATAACTTTAGAGATAAACTCTCGAAAGGCAACACTCAACGCCCTCATTGATGTATGCCTTAAGTCTTCGGGCTGTTCCGGATGAAATTCTTGTTCGGTATTGCTCGCGCTCATTTCTTTTTCTTTCCTTTTTTGGCCTGGGCCTCACTGTATGCAATGGCTATTGCCTGGCTCTTGGGCCTCCCGGCCTTTATTTCAGTAGCAATATTTTCACCAAATTTCTTGCTACCTGGCTTTGCACCTTTATTTAATGGCATGGGTCACCTATTTCTTTTTCTTTTCCATCATCTTTTTATCTTGTTTCATGTCTTTTTTTTCAGACTCTTTTATTTTCTTGTCCATCATCTTTTCAGCTTTCTCTTTCATTTTCTTCATTGGTTTCATAATGCTTTATCCTCAGTTTGGGCATTTGCAGTGTTAACCTTACCAGTTAACCAGTTATTTACATCCAATAAAAGGGTTTGAACTTCTGCTAACAGGGTTGCTTGCATAGCCGGCTCATGGGCTACAAAAGCGCTCTCAAGTGCCGGGATTATGTTTGATGCTAAAAAACTTGATAATAAACTCATGGGTTATCCTTTCTTTTTTCGTTTCTGGAAGTTCTCAGCTAAAACCGCTTCTTTCTTCAATTTCACATCTTTACTCTTAGCTGCTTTCTTCAACTTAGCCTTGGGGATCTTTTTACCTTCTGGGACTTTTAGCTCTCTATGCAATGCACCCTTGTCCATGGTCTTAGCCACTTTTTGCATCCATTTCTTTTCAGGTTTCTTGGCCGCCATTATGTTCTACCTCTATCGAGCATTGATTGCATTAGCATCTTATAGTCTTCTAACAGTTGCTTGTAAAGCTCAGAATCTTTACCGAAATCTTCTGCACAACAACGCTCTAAAATCCAAGCTATTGATTGCCAGTTTTTCTCATTAGACTCAAGCCTTTTTAAGTATTCTTGAATCTTTGAAGCTCGCGCTTTCCTTATATTTGATGAAAACCATGCAAAAAGACTGTCTTTTCCTTCCTTTAAATCCTCATATCCCTTGTTAATCCATGATTGAACTGTAGGGCGCGGAACTTCATTTATTTCTGCTGCATGATTAACCGATAAAAATTCTCTTACATTATCTATAATCAATTGCCCAATTTCTTCATTAAGCGTTGTAGGTCTACCACCAAGCATTCCACACTCTCGCTTAGTCATTCCCATTATAAACCCCAATTAAATTAATTTTTAATTTACCATTTTTTATAATCATAACAAACTTTTTTAACCAATATCTACCTAAAATGTAAAATAACACTTTACTTTCGTTTAACATAATTGTATACTTTTATAGTACCAATCAATAATCAAAAGGATATAAAAAATGAGCGATATAGATTTAAATACATATAAGTACAAAATTGATGCAAGAAATCAATCGGGAGCAACCGCCGCTGACTTTTTAAACCGTTATTTTAAAACCCAAAAAGCTGCAATCAGTGCATTTGATGGTAAATACGATCGTTCGGGATGGACTATCCATTTAATGAAATGCGATCCAAATTGTGAGTACGAACCGACTTTAGTTAAAACCATTAAATCAACTTACAGATAACTGATAATAAGAAAAAGGACTAAAGAATGCTAAAAAGCAAAGAAATAACGGAGATAAACATGGAAAAAAAATATAAATGTACACATGAAGGCATAATTTTAACAAAATCCGAATGGATAAAAGAACTAGCGGGTCATGTAGAATTTGAACACAATCCTACTTGGTGCGGCCTAATGGCCGCCCCACAACAGGAGCACCTAAATCGATTTATTTACCTATAAAAAATTAATTTAAAAAGGAATAACAAAATGTGGGTAATTAGAGACATAGAAACCAGATTAATCCATTCCAGTAGATACTTAAGCTATGAGGAAGCAGAGCATGCGCTCTATGAGCTGGCTTATGAGCTAGAACAGGATGAAGATGAATTTGATGTAATTTTTATAGAGGAATAACAAAATGAATTTAGAAGAAACCAAAATAAACGAGATAGCTAATAAAGCGGTTGAACTCATTATTAATAATCTAAGGCAATTAAATCAAGAATCTATTTCGAATGTAGATATGACAAAGATTTATTCGACTATCATAGTCAAAGTAATTCTACACTTTGATTTACAAAAACCCAATCAGGAAAGAACAAGCGTGGACGATTTAGTTAAATTCGTTGCTGCAATATTAGTGCATTCAACGCATATGTATGAACATTATTTAAACACTTTAAAAGGAGCGCATTAAATGCAAAACACTATGCACATTATATCGATACTAATAGCCGTTAGAATCCAAATGTGGCTAATTAACATAATTAAATCAGGTTGCAAACAAATGTACCAACAAGTAAAGAGGAATCGAAAATGTACAAAAAAGGCATGATGGACGGTTGGAATGGAGACGAAGACGAACTACTAGAAATCTTAGAAGGTCAGCAAAAAGAGCGGGCAGAAAGATATCTATCTGAATTAGAGCTCAAAGAATTATTAAAGGAAAATGGTCTATAACAAGGAGCAATAACATGAACCACATTGATATTTACGAAAACATCATATCCAGCCCACTAATCAAGTACGAGGTCAAATACATGATTAAGGAGCTCTACCAATTACCCCTGGATAAAGCGCAAGAGTTTATGAAATATGCAAATGATTTAATCGCAGAAAAGCAATCGGACAATGACTTTCTGCATAAGTCTTGGAATGAGGGGGAAAGAGACCATAGCGAAGAATGCGAAAGAATTGCTTTCTAAAGACACCAACATTAACTTGATTCCCAAAGACACCAAAGGCCCTATCGAGGGCCTTTTTAGTTTGTACCATATCTTTCATTACGACCATCACCCATATTCTCTCGCCTACGGGCTTTCTTTTTGTCTTCGCGGATGGACTTAACGTTAAACTGCGGGGCTGCATCATGGTACTGCACATCATGACCGCTTTCTTTACCGTACCGAGCAATTCTTTCTCTATCCGAATTGGATTGTCTATCGATTCTTTGTTTGAATTCCCAATCCGGCATGATGCTAACCGTGTTTCTTATTCAAGTCATAACGCGCACCAGGAACTCTTTCTTCACCTCTGCGCATATCTTCACTGCGTCTCATTTCTTTTTCCATACCAACTTTCGGCATGTCCATTCGAGGCGCACCAGCATCGTTATAAGTCATCGGATGATTCATCCTATCACTTACGGCCTTAATTCTAATCTTATGCGCTTCGTGGTCAATGGCCATAATTATCTCTCATTCCTTCCGCCACAGTAGTAAGTTGGCTTACCACCACCGCCCTTAATAGACTCCATCGCCTTGTTGGTTCTGGATGCATCATAACCACCCATGCCCATACCTTGTCCCATGGCAGCACCCGCACGAGGCTTATCACGGCCTTTGACATCCAGACCCCCGCCAAAGGCTTGTGATCCGCCAGACTTTTTCAACTTCAAATCGGTTCCGTAGTTCATTTTTCAATCCTCACAGGCATAATTAATAATACAATACCACATAAATATTAAATATCAAATGCCCTGGCAATCCAACCATCCAAAAAAACATGCTCTTTGGGATTAACCGCTGCAACCTCACGCATATACCCCGTACGAACAGCAATCAAAGCAGGAATGAGCATAAAGGAAGCATAATTAATTGCACCTACCGTATCCCCACCAAACAAACCATCATCACGAAGATAATTTTTATTTTTCTGAGCACAATTACAAGCACGTTGAACAAGCTTAGTAGCCTGGTTCAACCCATGATTCACCGACATATCAAAAATATATTTGCCAAGCATTCCATTCATGATTTTTTCAAATGGTGCCTTTAACCAAAACTCAGAATAATACAATTTTTCTGCTTGGTCTTGGGTCAACTCCACAATCGTTTGCTCGGTAACTTCCCCAAATATGCCGGCGCGTTTTAAATCATCTTCTTGTACTTCGCGAAGAAAGCGAAGGGAAATACCAAAATTGGTAACCCCCCCGGGATCTGCTTCATTCTTGGTTAATCCGCCTTCATGCTTTAAAACATAAGCAACACAACTTTGAAAGTTTGCCATTTCATCCCTTAAAAGTTTTGCGATCCACCATGACTACTTCCGTATTTCGCATTAAACTTGCCTTTCCAAAAGTTTTCTGTCTGCCTTAAATGCATCTGTATCATCTCCCGAGGTACATCTTGCAGCGTACAGCCTTCGCCAACAGGAATGCCCTTATTCGGATTAACAAACCCAGGATGGCGTTTCCTGGTTGATTCGGTAACGACAGGTGTTCTTGTATCTGGTTTCTTGGTTTCTACTTTAGACATAATTTGCTCCTCTTTTTTTTGAATGTAACATCCCTGTCATTCTAATTCAATCTTTCAAAAATTGAGACTTATTTCCCATTTTTTCTAAAAGTGATTTTATAACAGGCATCGCTTTATCTCTTGAATTTAAATGCGAATAATCAGGAATTTCTACACCACGTTCTCCAAACACCTTTCTATAGTCCGCCATTTTTTCTTCATACAACCTATCTTGTGCTTCCTGATTAAACCATCCACTCAATGGGGGCTCTACATTATTTTTGCCTTTTCTATAATCTTCCCAATTCTTCTCTGCTTCCGTTTTAAATCTTAACGGTTCTTTTTCGTCATTATTGGGCAATTTTTTTAATTCCTCTCCTTTGCTTACATCTTCACAAACTTTAGAATAAGCTTTTTCAAATGTATGCCTTGATTCTTTTGCGCTCATTTGTCTAAATGAAAAACTACCAATTTCATTTACTGCCTTTCTTATAGCTGGATGACTCCAATTCCCACCTGACTGCGGATGACTCAAGGCAACAGCCTCTTTATAAGCCTCATCCATATCAGGCAAACCCAAGTCCTCAGGAATTGGCTTGCACAACTTAATAAAATGGCCAACAGTAATAGCAAAAGGATTTTCAAGCAAAAAAAGTTTTCGCAATCCATTTTTTATTAAATCATAATCATTTAATCCAACATCCATAAAAGCTTCCGTCCAAATGCTCATGGCCAACTCAACTGATTCTTGAGTGGGATAAGCTACATGAAAAGCTGTTTTATTGGCAGCCATAATTTCAAATATTTTATTCACTACAACAGCAGTCCTTTCCATGTAATTTGGATCTACAAATGGATTATTGTATTTAGGTAAAACCCTCTCAATTAAATCTTTAAATGTATTCATAATGCATAGATATCCTTTTTTGCCCACTCTGTGGATTTAAAATCATAAACAACCCGTCCAGAACCCGATTTTTTATTTGAAAATTTCTTAATCAAATAATCCGCGTTAAACGATTTCCAACTACTGGCAATAAATGCATTAAAGGATTCTTGCACCAACAATCCATTTTCTTTGCATTTATGCAGCTCTTGTTTCATATGCAACCAAAAAGTAATGGTTATATTTTTACCTCCTATTTTTTTAACCAAATCTAAAATACTTTGCTTGCTTAATTGATGCGGATTATCCTCCGCTATCATTTCCATTGCCATTTCTTCTGCATTTTTCGCCTCGTTTTCTTTTTCCTGCCTGTATGAGGTGTCATAAGTTGACTCCACGTAAGGATTGGGCTTTATGGATGAGGAATCTTTGTGTAAATTTGAATCATTCTCGCGCGCGCGCGTTTTTATGTTTTTAATATCTTTGTTATATATATTATTTGTTATATATGTGTCCTTGTTTTCAGGACACGGTAAATCAGGACACGGTGACTTTACCGTATCCTTGTTTTCAGGACACGGTGACTTTACCGTATCCTTGTTTTCAGGACACGGCTCATATCGATGTAAATGTAACTTGTAAATTAACTGATTAAATCGACCAGAAATTCTGTTCTCTCGAACACTAAGTAATCTTTCTGAAATTAATTCATTCAATAAACGATAGATTTTATCTTTCGAGCACTTAAAATGTTTAAGTAAATGCTGTGGGTTAATTCGCCAATTTGGTGGCATCGTTGCTAGAAATGTATACAAGCCAATTAAATCAAAATTTGTCATTGTTTGAATTGTTTCATTTATAACTATAGTACATCCCCTTGCTTCATTTTCAAACAAACCCTCAAATTTTTCTATATTTTCACATTCCCTCATGTTAAAATCCTCATTGTTGTTGGTTAATATTTCTTTGGTTACTTGTTTATATTACCTATAACTCTGTTAAATACGATTGTGTTTGTGTTATTCCCAGGGACGGGATACCACGCTCAATATAATATTTTTTAAACCTCTTGACTTACTTTTCTTATTTACTATAATTTGATTCATGTTTAGACACTACTCACTGATTAAGGTGTTTAAGCATTCACAGCGCTACGCGCATGTGGCTAATGGTGCTGATTACACCAATAGCCACTATCCTACCCTAAAATAAATTCTAAAACCATTGCTTTTCTAGCTATTTAAGTACATGATTATTTTACGTTCGTGTTTTTAATTCCTTTTCACGGACGCCGTTCAAAATACGCAACGATGGCACCCTTAAAAAAGGTGCCATTTTATTTTTTCTCACCATCTAGAATTATTTCATCATCTAGCATCCAGCATCTACATTTGTAGCAAACTGCTCGGAAGTTTACAGAGATAAAAAATAATTCAGAGCCGCAAGGACAAATCCAATTTTCAAATTCTATAGAATTTTTTAAAATTGGTATCACATTATCATCCATATCCAAAACCCTCATAAACGCCATATATTGAATTTTATTTCAAACCCTTTGTGGTTGTATTGGTTAGAATAAGATCCACTCCATAAGAGGCAATATGCGCAAAACAGGCGTATCATCTAAGTAGAGATCGCAAATCATAGCGCATGGCCTGCTATTGCAATCAGCAATCATCAAAGCACATCGTGTATCCAGTTTCATCATCAAACACCGCTCAGGGCTTACAAAAAATTGATTTACCAACACCTGACTAAATACAATGGTGTGTTCATTTTCCTTTTTTGGTATGAATTCAATCAACATGGTTCTTCCTTTCTTCTATTCTTGGTCTTGGATCGTTTCCAAAGTTATTTTCGTATTGATGTTGAATTGTTTTAGAAAAGAATAATAAACTGGATAAGGCCATTGTTCCGATGTCTGATGTACTGTGTGTGAGCCTGAGTTGTAAGCACATTTGTACCTGAAATCTTCCAAATCATTTCCTACCTTTTTGCAATGCTCGCAATATTTGTAATATTTTATTTCATAGTTTTCAGGTTTTGATTCTTCTTGTTGGCATGGCTCATGTTCAACTCGAATATTTTGCTCGTCACAATCTAGGCATCTATAGCTGTATACTTTGTTAGAAGGCGTGAGCAATCGCTCTTTATTTAGATGTTGGCATGATTCTTGCATAATCGGTGTAGAATATTCACTTATAATTTCTTTTGCATCACGAAGATTTATTCCAGAACCTTTAAGTATCTTTCTTTTATCGGTTTCTTCAGGAGTGGCCCCATATTCAGTGGCTTTTGGTGGCATGTATTCATCTACTAATTTAGTAGAAATTGGTAAATTAATAGTATTTGATTTTGTCGATAATTCTTGATTTTTTAGACATGTCCAATAGTCGATTTGGAATTGGATTAGTGCTTCTTTGGTGGCAAAAATAAAACATTCTTCAAAAACTTTGAAACAACCATTTTCAATTTTAATTTGATAATCATCATCGTGTCTATCTATTTTGCCATAGCCGATATCAAAACAATTCAGTAAAATATAAACCCACTGCCCAACCTTAAACTTTGGCTTTGGCTCGGTTAGTTCTTGGAGTTTTTGCAGTAAGTCATTCACGCCTATTATTTCCTCACGCCAATCATCGTTATCAAGATCTCTAATCACAAACCATAAATCATTATCCAAACCAAAAGTAGTATCAAAAAAAAGGGAAGTAGGCCTACATAAATTATGCGCCTGCTTAAGCTTGTCATAGTCAATCATAACTTATACCCCACATCTTTCATGATGCAATAAGCTTCCCTCAAGCCTTCATATACGCCTGTGTCAAAACCATGGCCATAAGTATTGAATTCTATGTCGCTAGTTGCATTAGCCATATTTAAAGCATGTTCCATTCGTTCTTTTATTGTTTCTATTCGTTTTATAAGCTTGCCATAGTCAATCATTTTAACGACTCCAAAATTTCTCTGATTTTATGGCATATTTGATGAAATGTTGAAGAAGAATTATCATGGTCGCAAACACTATGGGCACCATGTGCATAATCATGTAATTTCTCTAATTCTTTTTTAAGCTTTTCATAGTCAATCATTTCTTACCTCCTTAAGACTCTATCTTGGCTATACGAGGGAGAATTCTTTTAATAACCTTTTCCCTATTTTCAACCTCAAAAGTATTGGCATAAGGAAAGCCATTGCTATCCGCTATACAGTTATAAGCTTCATCACATATTTTTTGGCAAAAACACCCATCATCATCTATAAAAAACTGATCTATCTCCACCATGCTAAAAGTACCCTTTTCATTTATAAGTGTGGTTGCAGGTATAAATTTTATTTTAAATTCCTCTACCTTTTCTGTCTTCTCTGGCTCAAACGCAATCCAATTATGACTTTTATCCATATAACATTTGCTATCTAAATCGGCATTTGCCAAACCATTATCTATAATTTCTGTCTTTAAATTGCATCTTACACATCTCAAGTTTTGTACAAAATAATTATTTTCCATCTCTCTTCCTTTCACTAAACACAATAAATAAAAACGCAATCACTAAAATTCCAAAAGTACAAATGCACCCCAAAACTGCATCCCAATAAAAAATCGTTGCTTTAAATTTTAAATATTCCCAGAATGTCATTCTTTATCCTTATAAAAAATCATGGAAAAATCCTCAATCAATCGACCTTGCAATGTTCCCAATTTATTGGGTATCTCATTAGTAGGATTTAATTCCTTGATGTGCTCCAATTCCCCATCCACTTGCCCCAACATATATGCCATTTTCATTAACTTTGATTCTATATTAATCTATACACCTCTTTAAAGTGTATCTTCTCAATAGCCTTTTTCATTGCATCTAAACGATAATCGGCTAACTTCACCAAAGGTAAAGCAACCTCATTATCATTGGACTCTATCAGTTTC